AGCCGCAACCTGGATGCGGAACGAGCGAAGGGGACTATCCTGCATCAGTTGCAAGGCTTGCGGGATCATCTGCTGATCGGCAGGCGACATTTGAGAAGCCGCAGCTAGTTGCAGGATAGTTTCGGGTTGGAACTTGGTGCAGATAATCTGCGCCTTTAGTCGAAGTAGTTCGCTGGCAAATAGAGCAACGCTCTCCTGCATAGCGCGCAGTCGCAATCCAGCATATTGGCCCTTAAGCTGCTGGGCCGTGGCGGATTCAGACGCCGCACCAGCGCCGCGCAGAATGTCAGAAATGCCCGTAATTTCATAGATTTGGCCTTTGATGTTGGCTTGGGCCTGATAGCAGTTAATAAGCGCGGAGGCCAAAGTTTCGATGGGAAGAAGGTCAATGCTGCCTTTAAGTCCCCCCTTCTCGCTAAAGGCCATCCATTTATCGACTGGGATCAACGTATTGTTGTCGCCCTCAGTCAACAAACGCTGTAGTGCGGGCTGCGAAGCATCGTACACACCACGGACGCGCAGGGATTTGACTAGGCCGTCAATGCGGTCAGTCAGAATATCAAGTTCGTTGGCCTGATCCTGATACAGGATAAAGTCCGGCACTGGGATGAGGCTATCGCTGGTCGTTGTCGCGTATAGGGGCTTGGCGCAGGGGAAGAACCCTTCCAAGTCCAGCGGGTCATCCCGCTCGTCCAGCAGTTCAACATAATCTTCCATGAGCCAGTAAACCTTAGCGGTTTCCTTGTCCCACAGTTCGCACACCTTGGCCTTGTCGTTATTCTTGGACGATTGGCCGTATTTTGTCAGGCTTTCTGGGCTGCTGTTGAACGAAATCTTCTTGGCAATCTTTTTGCCAAAGCGTTCCGTCACAGCATCCTTGGACATATAAACCCAGCGCCAGACTTGGGTTACTTCCTCCCAAGTACGCGCGCAAGTATGTCCGAAATCGCGCCAATGAACGTAATCGGTGGGGGCGCACTCGTAATCAATTTCTTCAGGGGGGCCGTCGTTTCCGGCGGTTTGATTGTGGATGTCGCCTTGGGCTTCTTGGGACTCGCCTTCTTCAATGTCTTCGGTGATTTGGTAGCCATCTTCGGGTACATCCTGCTGTTTGATATGCGGGTCATAGCGGACCCACGCCACTCCACGCCCGCCAAGGAAACGATCTTCCACGGCATGACGCATGGATGCACGAAAATCGGGGTAATGCTCGATTTCGTAATCAAGGGCGCGCTCAATCAGCAAAGACGCAACGCGGCCCACTGGGTCGTTATCGCCAAAGCGGCGCGATACGTCCGCCTTGGGCAGACGGGCGTACACAGCGGGAACTAATGTATTGACATTGGACCAGAGGATGTTGAACCGCGCGGCTTCGTTCATGCCTGTGGTTGTGCTTTGGTCGTCACGATACCGGCGAAGAATCTTCGTGGTCCGCGCTTCCCACTTCTTATATTCATTATTGTAAGCATGAATATTGCTAAGAAGTTTCTGGACAGTCGAATCGACTTTTTCCAATGCCATGACTAATTCCTTAATGTCGTATTAACGCGGCGGCATACCGCCCGGAGGCATCATGGGACGCGGAGCCATGCCCGGAGCCGGTCCGCCTTGCGAAGGCATACCAGGGCGCTGCATAGGTGACATTACGCCCTGAATCTGCATGGGTACGCCGGGGGGCGGACCGCCCTGCTGCATCTGCATCGGGGGCTGCGGCGTAACAATATCACCGCCGCCATTGTATTCGCCGCTGGGTGGCAAACCACCAGCCGCGCCAACCTGACGGGCCAACTGCATACGTTGCATAATTTGCGCTAGGCGCTGTGGGTCGATGGGCATGTGATGTTCCTTTGATTACGAATTATGTGAAGATGCCAACAGCCATGACTTCTACGCCAGCGCCCGTGGTGACTTTCCACGCGCCGTTGGCCGACACAGCATTGAGTTCGACGTTGTACACGCCGGGTACAACAGACGCGCTGGCCGGAATGACCGTGTGCGTGAGAATGCCCGACCCCGTGCCATCGACAATCACGACATTGCCAGTTGCGCCAGTCGTGACCGTGCAGATCAAGCGATGCAGGTAGTCGCCAACTGCGCCCGTTACGCCAAGAACCTGCGCGGACTGGGATGCCGCCACATGCTCATAAAAATACCGATATGGGTTGTTTACGCCGCTCATAGTCTAGCCCTTCTCTTTGTTTTCTGGGACGCCCACATATCGTTAAGCGTCGCCGTGTTGGTCCTGCCCACAATCAATGGGCGCTCGCTCGCCATGATCTTCGGAGCCACTTCGCCCCGCCATGCAACAGCCAGCATTCTGAACGCATCTGCCGGATGGCTGCACCAATTATGCTTGGGAGCCGCGCGGAACGCCTTCTTGTCCTCATCGTATTCGCGCTCGTACTGCCTTAGAGCCTCAATGCCTTCAGCGCACTTGAGTTCGTCAAACCAGCACTTTGGCAACGTCATACGAACAGCCTGAATGCCGTCCTGTACGCCCAGGTCGGGCACGACGTTGATATTCGTCAAACCAAGGTGTTCAGCCAACTGCTCGATGATTGACTTGCCCTGCGCCGCAAGTGTCTTGGCCCGCGCGTCATGTGGCAAGTAATGCTTGCCGTAATGGTACGGCTTTTCTGTAACAACTTTAGCAATGTCCTCAATGCTCGCGCCAGACACAGCATAATAGTCAATAACATGAACTTCGTTACTCGTTACCTGATACCACCAAATTGCCGTGTCATCCCTAAAGCCCAAATCCCACGCTGTATACGTCGGCAAGCTGGGATCGTAAGGAACTGCGCTAATACGGTGCGCGTCCTGCGCCTCACGCATTTCTACGCCGTAATACGCACCCAGAATGGCAGCCTCAAAGCTGCACTCATACTCCTGCATATACTGATCAGGCGTAATCTGGGATTTTACCGCGTCAAGCTCATGCTGAGGCACAATCTGGCTGTCAGTCGCCGTCAGCCTAAGCAAAAACCACTCTTTGGGGTTTCTCTTGGCATCCGTGTAAATATCCCAGAACTGATTCTTGCCCTTGGGCGTTCCCATAAATACAGCCCAGCCCTCCTTGTCAGAAAGCGTGGGCCGAATGACATGGCCCCATACAGAGGGCCGAAAATCGCCGTATTCGTCTAGCAAAACGCCATCAAAGCCCAAACCGCGCATAGCGTCAGCATTATCAGCCCCGAAAAGCCTGATTTTAGCGCCGTTTATTAGATCAATCTGTAATTCAGCCTCATTAGCCGCCCTGGCAATGGGCTTGCTAAACCGCTTCAGGTAATCCCAGGCCACAGACTTGGCTTGGCTGCGATACGGGGCAATGTAGCCAAAAAGCGGATTTTCCGACTTGCAAGTGACCGCCGCCCGTATGAGGTCGTTGACCGCAGCAACTGTCTTTCCAGCCCGACGATGCGCCACAAGGCAACCCCACCGCTGCGAGCGGTTGTGAAACGGCTCGAAGGCGTCTCTAGGCGAGTACGCAATGGCTATTTCTTTTCTTGCCACGAAATGACTAGCTCCACCGGGCCTTCATCAGGGCCAGTTACCTCGTTACGCGCCAGCTTTGGCACATGGTACTCAATCAAGTCCGAAAAACACTGAAATGCAGCCCGAGGGCCGTCACGCTCGTAAACTTCGTCAAGCCAGCCGTTAAGCCTGTCCGCATTGCCATCAATAAAGCTCGCAATCATTTCGCGCGCCTTCATCGTGGACTTGCATTTCGAGCCTTTAGGACGCCCAGCGCCACGGCTCATGATGTTACCCTTCTTGAACGGGGGGCCAGCCATTATGTGTCGTCCCGCTTCATGTTTTTCATAGCATTCGCCAGCTTTGGCCCCTTGTCAGCGCGGTTGTACTCCTTGGCGACCTTCATCGGGACGCCCGCCTTCTTAGCAAACTTAGAGTCGTGAGCCGCAGCAGCCATGAAACGGCGCTGCTTGTCAGATGTCGAGGGCATATAGCACCATATTTAGGTGAATCCGCCTGGATCATGAGCATATTTGAGCGCGGCGTCAATATGTTGTGGGAATTGAGGACGGCGCAAGGCTTCGTTTTGGGTTTCCCGGCAAATTTTGGGAGCAGCGCGCAAGATTAGTTTTATGCGGCCCATTTGTGGGGGGGGCCTATGTCTATATCGACCCCACCCCGTCGAAGAAAGTTTCGGCCAGCAACATCGATGTTGTCCAGCGCAACATAAGGGCAATTATGTTGTCCCGCGCAACATGGGTGCAATCGCGGGCATGGGGTATGAGCGCGGGCGGGCATGGGCGGGCATGGTGTATGAGCGCCGGGGCGGCGGGCTCTATGCCAGGGCCGGGCCCAGGTCGGAGCAAACAACAACAAAGGCAACGGGCTTACAAACTGGGGGCTTACAGCCCCCCCAGTTTGTTGTTGGTAGCTGGTCGCAAGTAGGGGCTACATTGGGCTACATTGGCTTACAAATAGTGGGTGCGGCGTTTCTGTCCGACATGCGACTAACATGCAAGTAGCCCGGATATGCGGGCTTTGGCATATGATGCAGGGCCGGGAGGGTGACGGGCAGGGCC